GGATTACCAGGGACAAGCCTTCAATTTAATATTTCAGCATGTGGTACTGTTTTTTTTGTTAGTTATTACTCATCGGGTGGAAGTTCTCGATTAGGTACAGCAGCTGTTACTTACGGAAATGCTAGTAATACTGGAGGCGAAATAACCTTTTATCCGACTCAAGCTGGTGCAGGTTACGGATGGGGACAAGCTGGTAATTTCTACAACGGATGGAGTGGTGGTACTAGAAGTGGAGCTGCTGGTGGTGCTGGTGTTGTTATTTTTGAATGGTAAGAGGTAAATTATGAAAATCGCATTAGTTTGTAAAAATCAAGAAGCTTTGAAATATGACAATACACCATTAGGTTATCGTGTTGCTGAAGTTTGGAATGAGTCTCCCGCATATGAACCAGCTCCTGACCATATGTATGTTGAGTGTTCGGATGATGTAGAAGCCGACCAAAAATGGTTTAATCCGATAGACAACACATTTAATGATTTTCCTGTAGCGCCTATTGTAGAAAAAGATGTTGCTCAAAATCAACCAACAACAACTGGCACTCAGACATTATGATTACAGTAGCCCCACAACATACCTTTGTGTATGAAACGACACAAAACAATGTATATCACGCTAATAAAGGTGAGGGAATAACTAAACATGAACACGTATATAGCCACGCCACAATTTGTCATGCTGGCTCAATCATTATTCGTAAAGAAGGCAAAGAAGTAATTGCAACAAAAGATTCAGGGGCGTTTAATCTTGTCGCTAATGAATGGCACGAGATTGAGGCTTTAGAAGACAACACTGTATTTGTAAACATATTCGCAGAAGGAAAGTATTAAATGGAACTACATGACCATGCTTCAGAAGCAACTAAACATTTAGTTGATGCTGTTTCTATAGCAACAGTGTTTGGAACACTAGCTCAGATTCTTCCTCCGCTTGCGGCTCTATTTACTATAGTGTGGACATGTATTCGGATTTATGAAACTAAAACTGTACAGAAATGGTTAGGTAAAGATGTCTCTAAAAGAACTGGTGACGAATAATGAAGGAATACTTAGCCACTCTAAAATCTGGGCTAATATCGCTTATGCAGCAGGTACAGTTAAATTCATTATGTTACCTGACCCAAGTTCAGATGTATGGATGGCTTACCTTGGTATTGTTGGTGGAGCAGCTGTAGCTTCTAAATTAATTCAAATGAAATATGGGACAAGCCCATCAGATGGAGCCTCTAAATGAGTGTATCAGGAACAACAACATTCACCGTAACACGTGACCAGATTATTGAAGCAGCTTTACAAGACTTGTCTGTCTTAGAAGAAGGTGCTCAACCCTCAGCAACTGCTTTGCAGAAGGCAGCTTTTTCGCTGAACTTAATTATTAAGAACTGGCAAATTGACGGTATCAAGTTGTGGACTATTGACAATTTAACTATCCCATTAACTGTTGACAAGACAACTTACACAATTGGTCCCAGTGCTTCTTATGACATTAACTCTAATAAACCATTGAAAGTAATTCAAGGTTTCTTACGTAACATGTCTGTAGACCCTTATGTAGATATTCCTATGCAACCATTAAGCCGTCAGGAATATAATATGTTAGGTAGTAAGTTTTCTACTGGTACAACTAATAGTTATTTCTTTAACCCTAAAGTAGAGTATGGTGAGTTGTCTGTGTTCTTAACACCAGATACAAACACATCGGTTAACTATAATCTTATTATTGTTGTTCAACGTGAGTTAATGGATATGACTAAACCAACCAACAACTTTGATTTTCCTTCAGAGTGGTTCTTAGCTCTTAAATGGGGTTTGATGTCTGAACTAGCTTCTAGCTATGACAAACCTTTAGCTGACCGTCAATACTATGATGCTAAAGCTAAGTTCTTTAAAGATGAACTTGTTGACTGGGATGTTGAAAATGCTTCTGTATTTTTTGTCCCTGATATTCGTATGGGCCTTAATAAAGGGTTTAGATAGTGCCTAATGTACCTATCCATTTAACACCAGCTCTAACCTTTAGAACTAATGATTCTTCTAAAGATAGTAAGATGGTTAACTGCTATAAAGAAACTGTAGCAGGTAAAACCTTTGCTGTTAAAAGACCAGGTAAAGCCTCTTATACTTTAAGCACACCTCTTCCATACCCAGGTCAAGGTTTACATGTATATAATAATAATTTATATGCTGTAGCTAATGGTAATATGTACACCATTACTGGAGGCACTACAACTAGTATATTATCTGGTATGAATCAAGTTAACAATGTTAGCTGGGTTAATACAGAAGCTACTACATCTCCTCACCCTTATATGGTGTTTCATGACCAAGTAAATGGTTGGTATAGAGATGCAACGGGTACTACAAATATTATTAACCGTATGGTGCAGGGTGTTTCTTTAACATCTGGTGGAGCTGGTTACCCTGACTCTGGTACATTTACTGTGTCTGGTGGACCAGGTAGTGGTGCTATGGGAACTTACACAGCCCAGAGTGGTACTATAGTTAATATGGTTTTAACTAATCATGGTTCTAACTATACAGCCCCTTTAACTGTAAACTTTACTGGAAGTAGTGCAGCATTCACAGCTAGTATTTCTGGTACTACAATGACTGTTACAGCTGTATCTTCTGGAAACTTAATTCCTGGTGCTGCCTTAACAGCTTCTGGTTTAGCTTCTGGTACAGTAAATAATGGTCAATTAACCGCAACTAATTCACCAGCAGCTACAACAACTATTTCTACTGGAGGAGCTTCTGGTAATAACCAGTTTACAGTAGGCAGTGCAACAGGCATTGTTGCAGGTCAATTTGTATCTGGTACTGGCATTCCTTCTAATACTTTTGTAACTGCAATTACTGGTAACACTGTTACTTTAACAAACAACTTTACAGCTAATGGTTCTGGTACATATAACTTCTATGAAGCAGGTAAACAAGGTACTTATCAAGTATCTATTAGTCAGACTTTATCTAGCACTTCATTTACATCAGCTGTTGGTACAGTAGCTACAGCTACAGCATTATTAAATGCATTTCCTTCTAATCCAGTTCCTGGTTTGGTGTACCTAGATGGATATGTGTTTGTTATGGATGAAACTGCTACAGTGTGGCAGAGTGACTTAGAAGACCCAACTAACTGGAACCCAATTAACTACATTACTGTTCTTGGTGAACCAGATAGGGGTGTAGGTATTGCTAAACACTTTAACTATCTTGTTGCATTTAAACAATGGACTACTGAGTTCTTGTATGACAATGCTAACCCTGCAGGTAACGTATTAGCGACAAACACAACAGCTCGTATTGAACTTGGTTGTGTTGATGGTGATACTATTCAACAGCTAGAAGAAACTGTTATTTGGGTAGCTACACCTAAAGAGGGTGGTAAAATTGTTGCCATGTTAAATGGTATTCAAGCACAACCTATTAGTAATAAAGCTATTGAAACTTATTTAAATGCTAGTGACTATTCTGGTGTATATTCTTGGGTATACAAGATTAGTGGTCATACGTTTTACGGGTTAGTGTTAACTGACCAAAACGTTACTTTAGTTTATGACCTTAATGAAAAAGAATGGCACATGTGGACTACGTCTAAACAGAACATTGGTGGTAGTGAAAACTACTTTGAATGTTCTTTTATACAGCCATTCCCAGTTAATAGTAATAATTATTATGTTCTAGATGCTGTTAATGGACTAGTGTTTACTCTTAGCCCTAACAATTACGTAGACCCATTTGGTCCTATTAATATGCGTATTGTTACAACATCTTCTAACTTGGGTACGTTTGATAGAAAAACCAATCCATCTATTACTATTTTTGGTGATACAATTAATGATGTATTGAATGTTCGTCATACTAATGATGACTATAATACTTGGTCTGACTATCGCCAAATGGATTTAAGTTTAGATAAACCAGTGCTTTATAACAATGGGTCTTTCCGTAAACGTGCTTACGAGATTCTATATACTGGTCATTTTCCTTTACGTTTATATGAGATGGAAGTAGAAGTTAATGGTAAAGTAGGACAACAGGGTTGATTGACGAAGACAAAGCAATACTAGAAGCTTACAAGGGGTTTGTCGATGGATACAGTGGTATACTTCCTTTTTCTGATTATTATGCTTTTGTGTCTTCTTGGTGCATTCACCCTATAGAACATAACAAACAAATTGTTGGTGCAGTATTTACTAAGGGCAATGAGATTCATGTATCTACAAGTGGTCCTTGGTTTCCTAGAAAGTATGTTAAACAGGTTCTTTATCCTTTAATAGAACAGTATGGGGAAGTAATAACCTCCGTAGATGATTACAACCAGTCTGGTTTATATTGGGTTAAAAAACTTGGATTTAAAGAAACTGAGAAACTAGAATATAAAACTAAATTAAAAATCACGAAGGATGATATATGGGTTTCGTAGCCGATATTGTAGGTGGCGTCGCAGATGCCGTAGGTAGTGTAGTTGGGGGAGCAGTAGACGCTGTAGGTGGCGTAATGGATACTCTAGGCCCTGTGGGGATGTTAGCTGGTTTAGCTTTTCCTGGTGCAGGTTTACTTGGTGGTCTTAGTAGTATGGGAGAGGTTGGTGGTCTATTTGGTCCCGCTCTTTTAGATACTGCTGCCGTAGATGCTGGTGGTGTACTAGCTGGTTATGGTATGGGTAATGCAGCCCTTGATGCAGCTTTAGTTGCTGGTGAGAGTGCTGGTATCCCTTCTGCTGTTGGTGGACTACTTGGTGGTAATATGGGTACTGTGGGTAACATTGCCAAACTTGGTATGAACCTTTACAGTGCTTTCAACCAACCTTCATCAATGTCTCCTCAGCAAGCACAAACAGCTGCCTCTCCTTATTCACCTTATGCAGCACAAGCTGCTGCTCAACTTAACCAGTTAGTTGCTAACCCTGGTTCTGTAATGAATATGGCTGGTTACCAATCAGGCTTGCAAGCTCAACAACAAACGTTACAACGTCAGTTGGCTCAGACTGGTCAATCGCAAAGTGGCTTAGCTGGATACTCTGCAGCTTTGGCTGGTGGTGATTACTTTAACACATTCTATAACCAACAGTTTAATAAG